CGATGAACGTCAGTTGCAGGAAGTCCAGGAACAGGTTGAGGCTGATCTGCGCCAGGTTCTTCAGGCTGTCCCAGGCCGCCGCCCAGTCGCCCCGGAAGATGGCTTTCACGAACCGCACCAGCTCCTGCACGAAGTCGATGAGCCCCTGAATGAAGCCCTTCAGGGCCTCGATCTTGTCCCCGATCACCTTCATCGTGCCCTTGAAGATCTCCCCGATGACGGGGATGTTCTCCACGGTGTCGACGATGTCGTCAACGACCTCGGTGAAGACCTCGGGGACGTTCTCCATGGTGTCGATGATGTCGTCAACGACCTTGGTGAAGACCTCGGGGATGTCCTCCACGGCGTCGATGATGTCGTCAACGACCTTGGTGAAGACCTCTTTGATCTCCGTCCAGCTATCCTTCAGAAAACCGATCAACGCTATCAGGCCGTTGAGCGCCGACTGGAACGCGCTCTTGATGATGTCCCAGGCCTTGGTGATAATCTTCTGGCCTATCTCGGTCTGAGTGAAGAAGTAGACTAGCCCGGCGACGAGCGCGGCGATCGCTATAACCACTATGCCGATGGGGTTGGCGCTAAGGGCTGCGTTGAGAAGCCACTGGGCAACGGCAGCGGCCTTGGTCGCTACCTTCCACAATGCCTGCGCTATCTTAGCTGCCTTCATAGCCGCCGCGTGGGCCTTCATAGCCACCACGTGGGCCATCGTCGCCACCTTGATCGCCACCAGCGTCGCTACCAGTGTCAAAGCGACTGCCCCCAACGCCTTCATAACCACCTTGACCTTGGACAGCTTCTTCACGAGCAGAATAAGAATGTCCACCACCGGACCAATGGCGTCCCAGACCGCCCCGATCGCCTTAGCCAACGGCGTCAAGTACGTTTCATTTAGCGTCTTTACAGCCTTCCCGACCGTCTCGATCGCGCCCGGCAGGTTATCGCCCAGCCAGTTGGCAGCTTCGCCTATTAGGTCTATGAACTTCGTCAGCGCTGGTTCGAGTGCCACGAGCGCCTTGTTCTTGAGGATCCTCAGCTTGTCCTGCCACGTCATTGTGTCTTCAGCGACCTTCATAATCGAGTCGTCGCTTTCCGCGATGGTGCCGACGAGGTCGTCGATCGCAAACTTGCCTTCAAGGATCGCCGCTGCCATGTCTGGGCCAGAAATCACACCGAACGTGTCCATCGCCAAGGCGGTCGACTCGGCACCTGGCCCCAGCTCCTGAATCTTCTTGATCGTTGCGTCGAGGCCTTCTCGCAGAGGGGTGCCCTCTCGAGCGAACTTGCTCATCGACTTCCGCAGACCACCCATCACCAGCTCGGTGTTGACGCCTTCCTTCTCCCACTTGCCAAGCATCGCTGCTCCCTCTTCCATGCCGTAGTTGAACTGTCGTAGCGGAGCACCGTACTTGACTAGTAGGTCGGACAGACGCTCCACCGGAGCTCCTGTCGCCTGGGATGCCTTGAATACGTTGTCGAGAGCCGCCTCCTGGTCTTCGGTAGCAACACTCCAGTCCCCGAACAGCCGCGTGACCTTCGGCAAGATCGTAGCGACATCAGTCTCGGTGATACGGCCAAGCTCCATCACCTGCACCGTCAGGTCTTGTAGGGGCTTGCCAGTCAGTCCCAGAGCGGTGTTGAGGTCAGCTGTGGTCTGCGCCACCACCTTCATGTCGCCGGGAACCTCGGCGAAGGCGGCCTTGAAGTCCTCGTAGAGGTCGCCCAAGGCTTCTCCAGTCGCCCCTGTGCCGGTGCGGATGATGTTCTCCGCTTCCTTGAAGTCGTTGCCGAACTTCAGCGCAGCGATACCGACACCAACCAATGCGGCACCACCAACCATCCCGACGACCTTGAGGGCCTTACCGAGTCCGCCGACCCTCCCCTTGATGCCCTTGAGCATCCCGGAGATCTTGTCGACGCCCTTGATGCGTACGAAGATGTCAGTTGCAGCCATGTTACTTCTTGGGCCTCTTTGTCTTGTCCTTCCCCGCTGCAGTCTCTGCAGCCATTAGCTCTAGGTACAACTGCACGATCGGCATAGGTGTCTCGAGCACTTCCTCGTACGTGCAGTGCATCCTGTCCGCGAGTAGGATCGGTACGTACTGTGGCGGGAGCGGCCTGCTATGCTTGAGTCGCCACGTTAGGCTGTGACGGCTTTTTTTGCCTCTCCCTCCGTCTCCTCCCCGACGCCGAGTAGCTTGTTCAGCTCCGTCAGCAGAGTCAGCGAAGCCCTCGAGTCGAGGTGCGCGATGTTCTCCTGCGTCACCGGCTCCGGGTAGCTCCAGCAGACGATCAGCTTCTCCGCCATTGCCAGGAACCGCTCACGCGTTGCGGTCGACTTCGCTATCTTCTCTCTGACGTCCTCTTCGTCGCCTTCGTCCTTCTCGTCCGCCATAGCGTAGTCGAGGTAGTCCCCAAAGCGTGGGGACTTCAGTTCGATCGTGCCGTCGTGAACCGTTACGGTCACGAACTGCTCTTCGTTCTGGATGGCCATGAGCGTTGTCTCCTTGTACGAACAAAGCCTCGGATCCGACTGAATCCGAGGCTACGTCCCTCGCTACGTATTTAGTTGTGAGCTAGGTGACTAGCTGCCTAGCGCACCCGGTAGCACTGCCTGGTCATTGATGACATGCACCGAGAACGCCTTGCCGCCAGTCGCGTCGTACTTAGCAACGTAGGTGATGTCGATGATCGACTCGTTGTCGTCGTCGCCGCCAAAGTCACTCCAGTCGGGAATGACGTAGCAGCCGTCGATGATGATGGTCTTCTTCTCGCCGGCACCGATCTGAGCGCCCTCGACCATGACCCGGATGAACGTTTCCGTTCCGGCACGGAACCGCGTGCGGGCTGTCTCGAAGTCGGCACCTAGGTCAACCGACAGCGACAGCTCAGCCGCTCGCTTGTCTGCCTTGTAGTCTGCGTAGTCCAGAGTACCGTCCGCCCGGTCCTTCCTCGCCAGACCGGTTGTCAGCTTCCACGAGCCGCTGAGAACGTCCGATCGAGCCGACGCTCCGACAAGGTTGGCGAACGAGTCTGCGAAGGCCACCGTGACCTTCTTCCCAGGGATCAGAGTACGTGCTGGCTTCGCAACGGCAGCTGCGGCTGCCTTATTGACGATGCCGGTCGCGAACCACGAGCTGACCATCTGCGCAAGACTGGAGCCACCCTCCCACGAGACCTCGATCTCGCTGCAGAGCATGTTCGTGGCTGTCCACTCCTCCGTCACCGCCGCACCGTCGGTTTCGACGTACTCTAGGGTGAGGCTATCAACGACCGGCTTGGCGGACGCAACCGGAACGAAGTCCCACTGGTAGTCGCCCTCGCCTGGGTTCACCTCCGATGGTGTCTCACCACCCTTGATACCGCAGAGCAGTGCGTACAGGATCTGCTCGAACGAGAGATCCGTAGTCCACGAGAGCTCTGTGCCCTCGAGGACAAGCACCGGCGATTCGATTACGGCGTCCATGTGGCCGTAATCGGCCTCCGGCGTCACCGTCTCGCTAGCGTCGGATACAGTAAGATCACCCAGAAGACGATCGCTGGCATCGACCTCGACGCCAGGGGAGTCCTCCAGACCGACCTGCCACTTGCGCAATGACTTCAGCATGCTGCCTTTATTCTCCTCTCATTCCGCCGATTGTTCTACAGCGAACCAGCGGATTACCTAGCCGTCGAAGTCGAAATCTTCCGTGACGTACACTTGGTAGATGAAGTCAAACCCGAGGTATCCCGTACGTAGCATCCACTCGGCCGGGATCGGGAGGACTTCGGCAATCTCCGTGTTCGTTGCGAGCCCACCGAGCTGTAGGTTGTCGCCCTTCTGGAGCGTACGGATCGTCGGCAGGATCATCGACATGCCGTTCTCCATCGCCCAACGGAGCGACTGGCCCTGCGCGAGGATCAGCCGCAACCGGAAGGAGTGCACCATCTTGATGCTGCCCGGGCGTGTCTCGGGCGTCAGACCCTCGTACAATACGTAGAAGTGCGGGAGCTCGAGGCCTTCGAGCGTGTCCGGAGGAAGTGGTTCAGCGCTCGCTACGCCTGGCACAACCTCAAGGACATCTGCGATCCGCCGGCAGAGGTCGCTTAGCTGCTGCATTAGAACTCGTCCTCCAGCGCCTGCTTGTAGGTCGACTGCACTGATCGCTTGATCACCTCAATGGCCGGAGTGAAGAAGTCGTGAGAGCCACCGCGATGAGCCTCGGGTCCTGCGTACGGTAGCCAACTCCCAGCGAGCACGTCGTAGGAGCCCTCGTCCCAATTCGGGCTGATCGTCTCCTTGATGTCCCCACCCTTCGCGTTGTCTAGATCGTCGCCGTGTCCTTCCTCCCGAACGCTGACGTGAATCGACCGCGACAGCGTGCCAGTGAGGCGGTGGACACGACCCTTCATGTCAGCGATGCCCTTCCAGCCCAGTGCGATAGCCGTGCGGACCCACGCACTACGGATATTGTCGTGGATCCCCTCCATGGCCATCATGTTCGACATACTGGCGTTGATCATTACGACGTTGCGTCCTTCATTGCGGTACACGGGAGCTCGAGGTGGTGTGTCTTCCCTCCCAGGCTTGCAACCTTACGCACGAGTCCGATACGCAGACTGGAAGCTAGGACTATCCCGTTCGAGTCACGAACCTCGATGCGGTCTGTCTCCTTGACATCCACACCAGCCTGTAGGTAGACGACATGCGTCACGGTGAACAGGCCACCCGGCAACTGGAGTACTCGCTCGCCGCTTGCTGACTTGAGTCGGCACGGAACCGTGGTGTGGGCCGTGAACGGATCCGGCCCTACAATCGCGGAGTCACGACGCTTGATCACGGCCGTCTGAGTGAGTAGAGTGTCCATCCTACATCTGGTACATTGCCACAATGAGATCGGCCGCATCGTTGTAATCGATGTACACCCTCCCGATGTCATCGCCGGAGACCTGGTTGAACAACAGCGGTCGGAACGGACCGATCAGCATTGTCGTACCAGCCGCAACGACGACTGCCGGATCCTCAATGTCCAGACCACCGATCTGGCTCGGGGTCGGGAACGTTAGCGTCCGCGCCTCGGATCCGTGCGCGTTCGTGACGAGCAAGAACAGACGACCCGAGTTGCGGAACATATTGCCATCTGCCGCCGCAGCGACTGGCGTGTGGACCACACCGTCGGTCGTGATCGCGTTGAGTGTAAGGTCTTCGCGGGCCACTAGTCCTTATCCTCCTGCTTCACCAGACGGTCGATGGATGCGTCTAGGTGCGCTAGCGTCTTCTCAACCCGTCCCAGGGTCTCGGTAAGGTGGGTCATGTGGTTGCCGACGAACTCGGAGACCTTGTTGATGGCCAAGTGCAGGAGCCTGTAGCCCAGAACGATAGCCACGAGGAAGAGCCCAACGGCGCCGCCCTGGATGACGATCTGGATGATCTCGGGGCTCATCTATGTTGTCCTCGCACGTCGCTTCCGGTTGTAGGGGGTCAGCCGCCTTCGGACCGCCGGAAGTAGGTCGCCACCCTCCACCGCTTCGTTCTTTGTGTAGCCGTAGTCGCCTAGTCGTTCGGACTTCAGGCCACTGCTCGATCTCGCTGCCTGAGCGTACATCGACGCAGCGAGTACCGCAGCTGCTTCCTGTACGGTTTGTGGAACCGAGCCCGATGGCGTGTACGTCACCGTCACGCGTGCCCAGGTAGCGGGCATGATGCCTGTGGCGAATAGGTGGATGCGTCCCCTGTCCATCACCTGATACTGGATGTCTTCGGTGAGCGCGACATCGCTACTGGTGGACCAGTTCGGGACGGCCAGGAGACTGACCGCTCGGTCAGTCCGCTTGGCGTACACCGAGACCGACGCGACTGCGGCTGGTGTGATGTCGTCGAGCCAGAGGATCGCGCCCTCGCGGACGTTGTAGAACACCTCATCGCGCTCGACGACGCTGTCCGACCACGAGCGACCCGTGAGATTCTGGATCGCTTCGATGGCTGCAGCGATGTAAGGCGCCAGCACCTCGGCAGTCGCGTCGCTGGTCAGGTAGCGATTGACATCGTCTACGTCGATCATGTCGGCCATCGTGTACCTCAGAACCGGAAAGGCCACCGACCGCTCTCGCGGCCAGCGGCCTCTTCTACTAGCCTAGGTGGAGGAGGTCAGACTTAGCTACCGATCTCCAATGCCGGAACGCCGGTTGCGATCACGGCTGCCGGCTCGTAGCCGACCTCTGCGTCGACCCTCGTCGACACGATGAAGCTGGTGCCACCGTCACGCGGGTCACGGTACGGCTCCAGAACGATCTGGCGCCTCCAGCCAGCGTAGAGGTTGTTCTTGTGGGTCAGAAGAACCACCGACAGGCCTGTGGTATCGTCGACCGGGAAGAGCGGAACCGGCTTGACGTCGATGCCCTGGTACTTGAGGGCCTTCGTGCCCTCGAGGGTCAGGTCACCCAGCGGGGTGCCGCGGGTGGAAAGGACGTCCCGGTATGCCTCCTCGACGATGTCGCTGCAGTAGAACCGCAGCCCCGCCTTGTCCTTCTTGAACGCCGACGGTAGGTTGGCCAGAAGGGCCTTCAGGGTCGCCTGGAACGTCGCGTCTCCCGACGCGTCGTGGACCTGGCTACCGCCATTGTAGTCGGTGACGATCTTCAGCCAGCCGTCGATCTCGGCGAGGAAGGCGTCATCGTTGTCGGTATCGCCATTGATCATCAGGTCCTCAATGTCGACACCGCACTGCTCGGCGATCATGGACGTGATGGTGCCAGCGAAGCCCTCGCGCTCCGTGTTGTCCTCCATCACGCTGTCCGAGACTAGGACCTCACCACGGAACAGTCGCGTCGCCATGACCACGACTCCGGTGGTGGGTGCCACTCGGTTGGCACCGGTCAGGCGGCCCTGCTCGCCGACGCCTGAGGCCGAAGCCGGCTTCAGGATGCGCCCGAAGGCGATCCTGTTCTCTTCCCACGTTGCGGCGTTGTTCAGGACGGTGCGAACGTCCGCGAGCATCGCCTGCGGGGTGGTGGCGATCTTGATGAAGGCCTCGGCCTGCTCGACGGTGAGACGAGCCTCACCCGAACCGCCGAAGTCCTCCGTCTCAAGAGCCGCCTTCTCCAGTAGCTGCTTGTTGGTAAGCATTTGCGTTGTTCTCCTTCTCCCGATCGTTGGCGGCCTCGCCTAGGTCAGGGTGACCTTCTTGCTGGTTCGGATGGCCGTCTGGACGCTCTTGAACAGAGCCTCCTTCGGCTCGGGCTTGTCGCCCTTCTCCTCTTCCACCTCGTCGCCCGTTGCCGACTTGCGGACGGCAGTGCGACCCTCGAGCTGCTCGACACGGTCCATGACCTTCTCGAGCACCTCGCCGTGGGCCTCGACGGCCTCCTTGATCGGCGCGACAACACCGGTCACGGCCTCGGTGATGCCCTTGGTCAGAGCCTCGACATCGAGCGCGCCTTCGCCGTCGCCCTTCTCCTCAGGCTCCTCCTCAGGCTTCTCGGCAGGCTTCTCGAGCACGTCGAGTCGCTCACCGATGGAAGCGAGGCTCTTCCCGAGAGTCTCTAGGGTGACCTCTTCGGGCTTCTCGGGCGCTGGGCCCTCAGGGTTGAGCGCCTTGTCCATGGTCTCCTTGAGACCACCGAAGAACTTGTCCATGATGTCCATGTCTTGTTCGACCTCCTTAGATCGGTGTGTACGTTATACGTACTCGCTCGGGCTCCCCGAGTGACGCTGCTCCCTCATCGTCGATCGTGTACGCTGCTGCGAAGAGCTCGTCATCGTTCTCGAAGACGACACTGGTGTCGTCGAAGTCGCGGACCCAAACCCATCGGCCCTTGTCAGCGTCCTGCGGGTACTTGTCCTTGAGCGCTGCCTGAAGTGCGGTACGAACCGAATCGGACGTGCCCTTCAGCTTCGCTAGCCGACTCTCGACATCCTCACGGAAGACCGAGAAGGCCTTGTTCAGCGGCCCGGTCGAGGCGTCCGTGCGTCCGTGTTCCTTGACGACCTTAGCGACCTCGGTTGCGTATGCTGGCCAAGCCTCTTCAACCGCCTTGAGGAGAGCCTTCTGCGTCGCCTGCTTCCCAGCCTCATCGTCGTCATCCTCATCCATCCGGGCGAGGATCTTATCGGCCAGTTCCTTGATCTGCTGCAGGATCTTGCCGTGATGGACGGTCTTACCCTTCAACACGGCCCATCCCTCAATGTTATTGGCGGATGCGTCCACGCCGCTGGTCTCGCCCCACTCGATGTCGACTAGGCGGTTACGTGCCATGCCCACATTATCGATGAGCAGTGCTCATAAGGCAACTGCAGTTCTCTACAGACGTCCGCGCTTCTGGGGCCCGATGTAGCGGCTGTTCCGAGGCTAATACACGAACGCCTGGAACGTCCTGCCGTCGAGGGTGTAGGTGATGCGGAGGTGGTGGGTTTCCGGTCCGTAGGGCTGGTAGTTCTTGGCGTCAATCGTGACCTCGCCCTGGGCAGTCAGAAAGGAGTCGAAGCGCTCCATGATGAAGGTGCAGATACCATTTCGGTTGTCCCAGGCGTCGTCAACGAGATAGCGGAGGTCAATTGCCTTCCACCCAGGGGTGGCGAGGGTACCGATGCTGTCAATGACTCCGGCGTCGCGGTCATCACTTGTATCACCAGCGCCTGGGGATGTCCAGTTTGAGCCGGTCTTCCAAGCGTTCCATGTGGCTTCACGTTCGAGCCAACCGGTGCGGCGACAGCGGACGGCGCGGAAGATGTGGCCGGCGGCTGCGTTGGTAGACCTGACGTAGAAGTGCCAGACATGGGCAGTGATGGTGGCGGAGGCGGGGATGAAGGCGTTGAGGTCGAAAAGGAAGAGGCCGCGCCGCTCGTACTCGCTGCCCTTGCCGCCGGGGACGATGACGCCGACGGCGACCTGGGTGCCGTCGTGAAAACCGCTGGGGAGACCTAGGATGTCCGATTCAAGATAGCAATCGCGCCAGTCGCCTTCGTAGGCCGTGGGATCGGGACGGCGCTCAACGTCGCAGTCGTGGACTAAGGTAATTGCCACTCGGGTCGCCTGTCGAGAATGTGCCGCATCATATCGGGGGCGTGGCCAATCTGATAGATATAGGCGTCGTTGCCCTGGCTGGTGTCCATGCCAAGCATGTCGCGGGTGTAGCTGGCGCCTTTGACGCCTTTGATGTGGTGACTAACAACGACTCGGCGGCCCTCGGAGACCCCGATGTTCATGGCGTAGAGGCTGAGGGCGTCGAGGAGACGAGTCTTGTCCTGGAGGTCTTGGTTGACGACGAACGTCTTAATCTCGTAACCCTTTCCCTGGACTGTTTCCAGTGGATAGGCGATGAGGGCGGCCTGGAGGTCGGTGCCGACGTAGAGCACGACGATGCGGAATCCGGTGTCCTTGAGGTCGCGGAAGCGGTCGATGCTGGTGTCGAAGGGGATGCCGAGTTGCGTCCAGACCTTGCGGCAGAGGTCGTAGAGGGGCTTGAGGTCGGCGTCCGTGGTCTCGCGGAAAATCACGGCGCGACCAGCCATACGAGGTCGGAGCCTTCGTTAGGGCTGGTGCCGACCTGAGTGATGTTAATATCGAAGTAGTCGCTGTCGGAGATGGCCTGGCTGATGACGGCGGAGCCCGTCTGGGAGCCAGCGGCGATGGTGACGGTGCCAAGGGGGGCGCCGTTGCACCTGACCTGGACAATGATGTCAGTAGTTTGTGGTGCGACGGACACGCGGCAGTAGATCTTGGTGGCGGTGAAGCCTTCCCCCTTGTAGGGCACTTGCGGCGGTTTGAGGCCGGTGGAAAGGACGCCCGGGTAGAGGGCGCCGAGGGGGGCGTGATTGTCCCCCCCCCCCGCCACCGCGAACTCCAGACCTGACTCGTCGCCCTTGACCGTAGCCGTTTTCCCAGCCTGGCCTGTATAGCTATCGGGGACGTCAGGAAGTTCAAGAAAGGAGTCGGGCAGCGGGTCGATCTTGAAGCCTCTTTTTCCCATTCTGGACTCCCATGGATGAAGGAACGCCCCCGCGCGGGGCGTCCCCTCTGCTTCGTTTCGGCTACGGGCTACTAGGTGGCTGCCTGGTCGTCGTAGTCGATGTCGAGGTCGCCGGCGGCGTCCCGCTGGATCCCGAGGATCCGGAACTCGCCGGTCTCCGGGTCGGTCTTGACGTACTTCCGGTCCTTGTAGGAGACCCCGTCCAGGTCGTCCTTGGCCGCCCCACCAGCCAGCTTGGAGTCCGTCCCGCCACCGAAGGTGGCGCCTCCAAATGCACCGTTCGTCAGGGTCTCGGTCGAGGCGATGGAGTTCCCGGTCGTGCCGGCGTCCTTGGCCTCCACGTCAATCGAGTCGCCGGTTCCGGCCACGGCCTGGACCGTCGGGTGCAGGGTCATCGCGGTGGCGTAGTCGGTGCCCGCGGTACCGTTGAGGTTGATGGCTGAAATCAGGTTGGCGATTGACAGCGCGACGGTTGCGCCGATCTTCACGTTGCCGTCCACATCCGTCAGGATGTCCTGGAACACGTAGACCTTGGAGTCGAGGGTGACGGTCTCGGTGTCCAGCGGCTGGTTGGTCAGGGTCAGCGTCTCGGAAGCTCGGACCCGTGCCCCGGTCACTGCGCTGTCTGCCAGCTCCGTCGAGTCGACTTCCAGGGCCTCGATGGGCCGGGCGGCCGCTGAAACGGACGAGGCCCGCGTAATGTCTGCTGTTGCCGCGTTGATCTTGTCGACGATCTCGTCGTTGGTGTACGCGACCGCGTCAGGGTCGATTACGAAGCTCTTGATTCCCATATTCCTGTCCTCCTGTGCCCCGATTATACCCTATTCTTCGCCGTCCTCAAAGTCGATACCGAGCTTACCAAGGAGGGTCACGAAGATGTTTTTCACTATCTTCCCGCCGTCGCGGGGCACAGATGTAATGTCACCCCCCCCCGTGACGATGTACGTCGTCTCACGCACGGTAACTCCAGCGTGGGACTCCCAATACTCGGTGTACCTGCTCACGGGCGACCACGCGCCCTACTTCTTCCGTCGCTTCGCCCAGCCGCCCATCGATAGGCCACCGATGTCGCCCGACTTGACTACGGGCCAAACATCCTCTTCCCAAACTACGCCCATCCATATACTGTTCGCAGGAATGGTGCGTTCCTCTTCCTCGCCGGTGAACTTGACTACGACCTCGAACGGCCACGAGACGATGTCAACCATCTCGCCAATGACGTTCGCAGCCTCACCGTGCTGCAGATAGATGTTCCGGTTGCCCTTACGGACGTACTCCCACTGGGCCTCCTGGAGGTCGTCAGCGAGCGCGAACTCCTCGTGAGCATCGAGCTCGGGATCGTCCTTCGTGTTGGTCGCCTGGTACACTACGCCGAACGTGTAGCGCTTGTCCGCAGCCTTCTGGACGACCTTGATGCCTAGCTCAAACGTGTCCTCAGTGTCGGGCTCTTCGGTCGGTGCAAGGTAGAAGGTCTTGTCCAACTCCACGAGGTCGAATAGTGGCGAGCCCTGGGCCTCCGAGCTGAACTCGATCTTGTCCGTCTCGTCCTGCCCGATGTCGAGCAGCTCCATCAACGCCTTGGCGACTCCGTGTGCGTCCGCGTTCACGCGGCTATCACGAACAACCAGACGGCCGTCAGAGCGCCGCACGACGTAGCCCGAGACTAGGACGCCCACACCCTTCCCCACCGTGACCTGGTGGCGTCCGCCACCCTGACCGCCGGTACGTACTGGCGGCTTTGGCTGCGTCCTACTCACTAGGGGCTTGATGACTACGTTGTTCTTGTCCATGGCTTCCCTCGCGTTACGCGATGCGCAGCCTCTCTGGTGGGTAGATGCTGCCCCACGATCGCTTGGCGAACCGCCTCATCACGCGACCGTTCTCGGTGTGGGCGACCGTACGGAAGTCTGGGTTCAGTCGAAGCAGTGCTGCCTCTGAGGAGAACCAGTTGCCTGCGACATCCCCTGACTTGACGATCACGTACCTCGCCTTGATTACCGGTGGCCGTGGTGGCGCTGGCGCGCCACCCGGAATCGTAAGCACCTGACCCGGACGGATCAAGTTCGGGTTCGGCCCGATGACTCCCTTGTTCGCCTCGTACAGTGTCTGCCAGTTGGCGATGCCGAGGTGGGCCGCGATGCCGGACAGCGAGTCTCCCGGCTTCACGGTATATGTGCCGGGCTGTGGAGCCGGTGCTGGGGTTGGAGGCGGTGGGGGAGTAGGTGCGGGGGCGGGTGCAGGCTTCGGGCCTACCTTGAAGACCTCGCCCGGATGGATGAGGTTCCAATCACCACTCCCTGGCTTGCCCAGGTTCAACACGATCAGCTGATCCAGGGTGAGTCCGAACCTCGCAGCGATGGCACTGGCATTGTCGCCCGACACGACCTTGTAGTGATCCGATGGCACTGGTGGTGGCGGTGGCGGAGGCGGTGGCGGTGGTGGAGGCGGTACTGGTAGATCGAGGCCCAGTCGGTCCAGAGCAACCACGTTCCAATCGGCACCCCATCCATTCACCGGCGCGGTGCCGGCGTACTGAAGGATGGCACGCTGCTGCCAACCACCGAACTTGGACCAGGCCCAATCGATGTCGGGTGGCGTGTCCGGCTTGTAGCCCGACTTGAGGTAGTAACGAGCCTCCCACAGTGGGTACTGCTTGAACTCCGTCACACCCGTGCCCATGACCGCCGACCAGCTGCGCTTGCTGCAGTAGATGACGATCCGCTTGTTGGCGAGGGTCAGGTTCTGGCAGACGTCCATGAGCCTACCGACCGGGTTGGTTGGATGTAGTCTGCTACCCTCGAGGTCGGGGGCAACGAACACGAGCTCCTCCCAGAACTTGCCGGCGGCATCCTTGGCTGCCCTCACAAGCGAATGGGTCTCGATGGTGTCATCGGGCGGGACCCAGATGTAGCCCGCCAACGTCATACCAACGTCCTTGGCGAACCCCAACTGCGCCTCGGCGTGGTCGTTCGTGCCTGTGCCCGTTGGGCCGGATCCCCACAGCTGAGCGATGTACAAGCGCACACCCATATCGTAGGCGTACTGCAGGTGCTGCCTACTCAGGCGGCCCTGCCACTCGGATGCATCTAGCGCAAGGATCGAGTTAGGCATGCTGTCTTCATTATAAGTGCAGAGCGCCAAGAGGTCGAGGCCCTTAACCCAAGACTTCGAGGATTGAAGCTACTGCCCTAGAATACGGTGGAATTTAGCTGGGGATTCGTGCGCTGCTACATGGAATCCGGATTCCAAATTCCGGATTCTGAGTGCCACGGCCGAAATCCGGAATCTGAGATCCACTTCTCAATTCCGGAATCCAAATCCCGGAACTGAGATCCCGGAATCCCAAAGCCGGATCTCAATGTCCGGGTTGGCAGTCGGCTCTTGCGTCCTTCTTGAGCCGCGACTTCCGTGGGTTGGCCGGTACGAGTTGGGGCACCGTCTTCGGCAGCCCTGTCACACCCCAATACGACGAACGCTTATCCTTGCCAGCATCCTTCAGCGACGATCGCCGGTGAGGAGCCTTCCCACTCTCCCAGTAGGACTGGAGCCGCGTCGTGTCGCGCATCCCATAAGGATCATCGAGGCGGCCGGCTCTCCAGCCACGAAGACGACGCGCAGGGCCGCCTCGGTGGTGAAGGATGCCCGCGGTCTCACCCTCGAAGATACCACCGAAACTATTCCAGTGACACCCGAGGACGAGCATCCTAACGGGAGTCGTGTAGAGCGCACGGATGAGTGCACCCTGGTCTCGACGCCCGAGCTTGAACCACTCCCGGACCCATTCACTGAAGAACCGCTCCGTCGCCTTGGTCCGTCGGAACCCTATGACGCCGCCCGCGAGCTGCAGTGCTCGGCTGGATCCAATTGCCTCACGTCCAAGCCTGTTCTCGCCTGAATCGCGTCGCCACAAGCTGTAGATGAGGTCGTAGTCGTCCTGGTCCTTGGTAAGCACTAGCTCCCAACCGTCGCTCAGTGCGTCGAACAGGAACGAGACATCAGCAATCAGCTCTGTGTCGGCGTCGAGGTAGAGGACCTCCTCCCACGACGCAGGAGTCAGCTCGTACATCTTCGTCTTCACGATTCGACCACCAAGGTCGGCATCAGGGTGCGTCACATAGAGGTCTGCCTCTTGCAGTGGCATCTCTGATGCAACGGCCACAGGGATTCCGGGCATGTGCTGATGAACGCTCTTGATCAGTCGCCGAGCACACTCACGCGCTTTGTCGCCGTACGCAACAACGTAGATCCCACGACGCGATTTACGCGCAGTGGGACTGACCGTGGCTGTAGTCTCGAGACTGTTGACCGCCTCCACGTGCCCCTTGATCCAACCCTCGATCGTGTACGGCTCTGTGACGGTCCGGAGCTCGTCACGCCGGACGGTCTCCAACGAGCCCGCAAGCTCAGCAAACGCCTGTGTCGCGCTCTCCGCATCGCCAGCGTCGTAGCGCACAATGCCGGGGACGTCCGGCAGGTCATCCAAGAGGCCAACGTGGCGAGGGATGACTACAGGGATGCCACATGCCAACGCCTCAAGTGGCCCGTAAGGGATGCCCTCGATCAGCGATGGGCAGAAGTAGATGTCCAGGCTGCTGTACCACTCTGCGAGCTTCTGATACGGAACCCCGTGTGTTGGGACAGGCCAACCGCGACCAATAGCATTCCAAGCGAACTGCTTGCCCGTCTTCGTATGTAGGACCTCCTCGACGAGCCCCTCGCCCTTTCGTCCACCGCCGTATACGAAACCCGAGACCCCTACAGCCAGCTTCGCACTGTACCTAGATCTGGCTGAGGCACACGACACCGGCGCGAAGAAGTCGCGGTCGAGTGGAGGGAGGATCCGTCGTGTCAACCCGTGCTGCTTGAGGTCCTCCTCATACATCGGTGTCCAGCAAATACGCAATCGACTACGCGCTGCCTGCCGGTCCCAGAACGTCACCTTCTTCGGCGCAGTATCCTCACGATGCGTGAAGAGACTGATCATGGGTAGGTCGTGCTTGTGACGGAGCTCCAAGTAAGGGAACGCGTAGTTTAGGTCTGCCGTCGGATCCGGCTCACTCGAAAGGGTCCAGCCAAGATGGTCGCGCAGCATACGCGCCATGCGAGGGAGGATCCGACTACCCTCGAAGCTCGAGCAGACGATGTGCACCTTAGATGACACTACGCTCGTCCTTGCGCACGGTCAACTCGGCTGCGATACTCGGACCGGCTGGCTTCGACAGCTTGCACCACTCGATCTTCCACTTGTAGGGCGTGTAGAACGTGTACTGCTTTCCCTTCGCTGTCTCCGGGTCGAAGTAATCGAGGCTGTGGAGCGTGAACCTCCAGTAGTGCGAGGGGTCGTCCCAAGAGCCCTCTGCATCCCATCGCGGCACCTTGAGCTTGAGTCGCCCGCCAGGACGTAGAAGCCTCCAGCACTCGCCGAGGCTTTCAAAACAAGCCAATATCTCCACTCAGTAGGCAGCGGAGACGAGCAAGCCATCCAAGACTTGCGAGTCGTCGTAGGCGGCTTCGATTCTGACGACGAGACTGTAGCTTTTCTTGCTGGAGCACTGATGGCCCGAGCCATGACCACCGAAATTGGGATTGTGGGACCGATCGCCGAAGAGTTGTACGAGACTTGGCTTGAAGAGTACAGTGCATGAGTCGTCCAATAGGAACTTGGCGAGCCGTCATCTTCGTTCGTGATCACGACGGACATCCAATTTCTACACTCGGTCTCGGTTACGGCAAGACCAAAGCTGAAGCCCGAAGTACGGCAGCTAATGACGCAAGCTTTGTGCTTCGCGACAAGGGTGAGTGGTATGGAGCCATCTGTATCGCTCGCGACCTTCGTGAATCAGCCAAGACCAAGTTGTGGGGAGGTTACCGAGTCGATGTGAAACGAGTCGAAGCTGGTGACTGGGATGCGGAGGAGAAAGAGTAATGGCAGCAGCACCACCACTCCCCAAACCCGGTACCGAATACGGACCGTGTGAGGAAGCTTGCGAACACTCAGATTGCCTAGCTATGCTTCGGACGGCTACTGAGCTTTGCTTGCACTGCAATGAGCCGATTGGGTATGAGTCCAGATGGTTTGACATGACTCCATTGGAAGAACCCGTACCGAAGATTTATGCCCATGCGGTGTGCGTCTTCAAAGATGCAGAGCGACATAATGTCTAAGATCAATTACGAGGATTGGCAACCTAGAGGTGACAGACTGACAGCTTTGGGTCACGCTGATCGAATAGCTGTGGATTATGCCAGTCAAGGCTACAACCTCACGTTGCGTCAGCTCTAC